AATATACCATTTTTGATTAACGCTTCGTACTTTTCCCTTCCAATTATTTTTTCTATGATATATTTTGATGAATAAATATAAGGGTCTAATTTTTCTTCTACTGAGCCAGGTAAATATCCTAACTTTTCGTCAGCTTCTACTACAGGTTTACAAATCACTATTTTTTCGTATTTATTTCCCTTTTCATATAATAGATGTAACGCTCTTGCTATTGAAAGATAACTCTTTCCAGTTCCAGCTGGGCCAGAACATAATGTAATTTCATGGTCTCCTATAATATTCCAGAATTCTTCTTGAGCTCTCGTTTTGAACTCAATTTTAACTGGTTTAATGATATGTTGTATATTAAGTTTTGTTTTTGAACGTTCAGGCTTTTCTTTTGATGTGTCGATTTGCTCTTCAGCCTTTATTCTGCGGGCTCTCTTGCTCATTTGAAATCCTTGTTAATTTGATATGGTGAATTACACAACCATTACTTCTATAAATATCACTCAAACCCGGATTTATCTTTATCATCTTCTGGATATAATTCCTGATGTTTCTTATTTAATAAATCACGTATGACATCATTACCATTTTCCATCTTATGAGACACTTCTTTGCCACTAAATGATTTTTCTTCGAAGATTTCTATTTGACCATTCGAAGCGTTAAATTTTGATGGAAAAGTAACTCCATCCCTACCGAATCTATTTTTCATAACGTGAAAACGTGCAGTACCAGATACCTTATCTGTAATTTTTCTTGAAAGGGATATAACACAATCTGCTATCATGACCTTGAAATACGCTTCTGATACTTTATCAGCTGCAATTACATCTGTTTCTACTGCTGAACGATTAGCCTGAGAAGCAGTCCATATTGGAATCTGTAACTCCCCTGCTAATCCACGAAGTTCATCGTATATTCCTTTGAGAACGAATCTCTCTTCCATATTTTTTGATATTCCACCATATGCTAATAAATCTGCATAATCAACACAAACTAAGTCTGGTTTGAATTGTTTAATCTTCATCGACTTTTCAATGTGATTTTTTATTGTCTGTAATGTTGCTGTCTTAGTTGGATAATATTTTATTATTAGATTACCTGTAATCTCACTCAATCTTTCTTCAACTTCTTCTTTGTGGAATTTCAAATTCTGAGAAGGTATACTTGTCAAATGGGAATCGAATCTCAATCCAACATATGTGTCGCTCAATTCCATTGTATAATAGATGACGTTCAATCCGTTCTTCAAAGCTGTTGCCGCCATGGAAACCAATGCCCACGACTTACCTATTCCAGCAGGAGCTACAATCACTCCAAGTTCACCAGGACCCAATCCACCAGCCATCAAGTTATCAATCACACTCCAACCTGTCTTTACAGTCTTACGTGATGATTCCGAAATTCTTTGTTCAAACATCTCTGTGTAGATATGACCGACATCAGAATCCAATCCAACAGTAAACGCTAAGTCCATTGTCCTTTTAATCTTTGGAACTATTTTGTTTACTTCAGTTGACTGTAATATGTTTACGGAATCCATTACTGCACTCTTCAATGCTTGGACTTGACAAAATTCAATTGTCCTATCCTTTACAAAATCTAAGTCAGTAGTGTCTTTGAATATGTCTCGTAACGCATCCTTAACAGTTACTTTCAACATATCATTTGGAATTTCTTTTACATACACAGCCACTGCTTCAAGAGTTGGTGGGTTGTTATATTTAACAAAATGAGTCTTTATCATGTCAACACTCCATGCAAACGACTCATTTTCAAAATATTTCGTATCTAAATATTCAACTATCTGTTCTGTAAATTTTACGTCATGTAATAAACAATATATTAATTTTGTCTGAAATGTATTTCCGAATCTTGAAAAATTATTAAGTTCAGCCATAAACTATTATTCTTTCTGTGATAGTGAAAATGAATTCAATGTCCTGAAACACTTGTCCATCCAAAAATCCAAATTAGGAAGTGCTGCATTTAATTGGTCTTGCAGTGCCATAACCTGAAAATCTGTTTTATTCATTCGTCTAACTTTCTCTCTGAAAATGGAAGTTATTTTTAACTTAGCTGTTCCAGAAATATCTACGTTCTTAAGTTGCATCAATTTAAAATTTCTTCTCATAAGATTTTCTGAGTTCAGAAGACTTTCAAATATCTTTGCCTTCTTACCTTTTGAGTATTCCAATAATTCATCTATACTCACTTCTGTATTTTCTGATAACATTGGAAATTGTTTGTTAAGTGTTTTTAATCCTATACCATTTACTCCAGGTATATTATCAGACTTGTCTCCGTCTAAGATTCTGTATATTAAATAATTGTTGGCGCTGATATTATATTCTTCTAATAAATTAGTTGAGGTATACAATTTCTTTTTTGTTGGAGACCAAACCTTTACTTTATCATCAATCAATTGAAAAAAATCTTTGTCGGCAGACATAATAACAAATTCGCTATCAGTATTATCTATATTACTGGTAGCGATATATGAAATTGAATCGTCTGCTTCAATGTTTTCTATAGCGATGAATGATACAGGAAGACACTCAAGATACTGAACAAGTCTACTAAGCTGCATCTTCATGGACTCTTTTTCGTCCTGCTTATTAGACATATGAACAGCTCTGTTATACCTTATGGAAGGTTTTCTTTTATTCTTATACTCTGGATATATTTTTTTCCTACGCGTTGACCCACCTTTACCATCGAAAATGATTATACATCTAGTTGGATTGAATAATTTTATTGCATACCCAATGGATTTTAAAAATCCACTGATTCCGCCTATATGTGCTCCGTTTTCGTTACAAGATGGGTCTATACTAAATGCGCGTATGAATGTATTGAGTCCATCAATCAAAAGGATTTTGCTATTTAATCCAACTACACCTTTTGTTTCATGTTCTTTTTTTATCTCATCCAGTATCTGAGAATACTTATTCATGAATGTCATCTTCCGATATCTCAATGTCTTCTACATTGACGGAAGAGGCTTTGTATTTCATTATTAAGGATTCGGCTAGCATGTCATATACGTGGTCGTAAAATTCCTTTTCCCCCAACATCTCCTGCCAATCACTCTTTTGAAATTTGATTTTCTTACCATTATGGTCTGTTATTATATATCCACGGCCGTCTTCTGCAATTAATTTTCTTTCAGAAAGAAATTTTAACCAGCCGCCGTAATTATCAATTCCAGATTCAAAATACATATCATATTCAACTGTACGAAGTGGTGGCCCCATTCTGTTTTTGATGACCTGTACTTTACATTTTATTCCAATTACTTCATCAACACCATTACGCTTAACTTTTATTGCCCCAATTGCTTTTAATCTCAATCTAGCTGAAGAATGAAATCCCAATGCTCTACCACCAGAAGTGGTAAACTTATCTCCGAATGAGACCCCAAGTTTTTCTCTCAATTGATTTGTAAATATTAAAGCTACCTTCTGTCGAGCGATAATGTTTGTAAGTTTTCTCATAGCTTTACTAATAACGATTGCCTTTGTAGTTGCCCAACCGTCCTTATCATAGTCAGCCTCAAGCTCAACTTTAGTAGTTGCTCCAGCTACTGAATCTACAACTATAGTAACAAGTCTATCCTTAGAAGATTTTCTTACATTTGCAACGATGTTTTCTATAGTGGCGAATATATCTTCGATTGTTTCCAACTGTACATATAACAGTTTGGACATATCTACTCCGATAGCAGCCAAGAATTGGTCGCTAACAGCAGACTCAGTATCAATGTAGACAGCCACTCCACCTTTTTGTTGAGTAGTTGCTAATGCATGAGCTGCAAGTAATGACTTTCCACTTGCTTCCAATCCAGTTAGTTCTGATATTTTTCCTACTGGAAATCCACCATTTTTTCTATTTGAAATTATTAAATCAAGTAGTGCGTTACCACTTGATACCCAATCCACAACGTTTGTTGGTGGGCCTTCATCAAAAAAGTATGCTACCTTATAGTCTTTGAATTCTTTGTTTAAATTCTCTGCCAATAATACAGCCAAATCATCTTTTAACGATACACCACTTCCGCTGGGAGTTGAATCTTTCTTCGGTCTTCCCATAATATTTCTCCATATAATAAAGGGGATGGACGAAAATCCATCCCCGTATTTCCAATGAATTAGTTGTTAAAAAGTTCGTCAAAAGCTTCTGAAACATCTTTCTTTTCAGGGCCTTTACCCTTTACAACTTCTTTCTCTTCCGAATCATCTGAATCACCCTTCGACTCAGATGGCTTTTCATCTGGACTTAGGTATGCTTTCAACAATCCGTTTAGTTCATCATATGTATATTTCTTGTAGAGTTCAGAAATATCGGGCTGGTCAGATAACCATTTCTTAGCAACTTCAATGTCAGTTGACAATGGAGAAACTTTTGGTTTTGCTGTAACCCTTGTTTTTCCGAATGCGTTTCCAGCTTCAGCGGGAGTAACCAACTGAACGTTGATATCATGTCCGTTCTTAGGATGACTGATATCTCCAAAATCTTCGTCAGCTATGATTTCACAGAGTTCTTTATAAACAGTAACTCCAAATCCCCATACCTTAATTCCTTCCTCTTCTAATCCTCTCACAATGACAGGAGCGAAGATTCTCTGCTTCGGTTCTAATTTTCTAGCCAAAAGAAAATCTTCACGATTACCACTCAGCTTCAACTTGTTAGCGAACTCAAGAATTGGGTCTGCTTCACCATATGAAGTTGGGGAAAGAATAGGTCTACCCTTTGAGATGTTGAAATGAAAATATAATTCAACGAAAGGCAGGTCTTTGTTGTGTATGTAGGGAGTGATTCTAACTACGGATTTTCCAGCAGGCGGCTTCCATAAGAAGGTAGATTTTTGCGTGGTGTTATTTTGAAATGTTTCTAAACGTTTCTTTATTTTATCTATATCCATTGTGGGTTTTCCTTTTCTATTTAAGATTTACTTATTCTTTAGGATGAGTGTAGACTATTTAATGTAATATTAATATAAGAAATTTTTTTGTTAAAGTCAAGAGACTTTACGATATTTTAAATATTTTTGTATTTATTTTTTTAAATCCCTCCTCATTAGTTACCAAAATTGAATTCCTATAATTTTCCCAGGGAATTTTGAAGTTGATGTCTTTAACACCATCGTTCAAAAGCATAATTACTGAGTTTATCGCATTAATTGTATAAAGCGTATTCGTAGACTTGTTTCTGTGAACGGAGATTGTGTTTCTAAGGAATGATTTTTCTTTTAACTCTTCAACACTAACGTTGTAGGTAAGATAAAACTCATTATCATCATCACAATTTATTAAAACGAAAACTTTTTCCACAACATATGCGGAATTAATTTCGTCTATCAAGCTGTTCACATAACGTCTCTTAGTGAATGTACAAAGTAATTGGGTTTTTTCCATAGTGTATATAAATATAGAAAATTAACCCAAAAATTCACTAAAACTGACTATTACATAACAATATGTCCCATATCGTTATAATTTTTTCCCTTATAGACCTTCACTTTGAAGCCATCCGTTTCCATTACGTCCCTGACACTATTTACATAACTACTTTCATCAGGATGAACGTCAAGAAGTATGGCATCGTATGTGTATAAAATTGGTTTGGATAACATAGTTTTAGATACATTCAAAATTTTCTGTAAAATTATCATATTCATCTCTGTTTCATAGTTTTGAATGAGATAATTAAACAACTTTGTCTTTGAAGAAGCGTGCAACTTCAATCCAGATATAACAGACCTGACGTATCCCAAATTTTGATACTGTTCCCACATGGATTCTATCATATCATCAATTTTCTTAAAATATTCTATACTCTTATACTCATCTGTGATGTTTCCGTAGATAAGTCTAAACGTAATCTTCTTAGATTCCTCATATTCATCTGGAGTAAGGTCAAGTTTATTGAAATACAATCTTCCAAAATATTCATGTATAGACCCGGCCGGTAATTCTACGTCAATCAACTTTGATATCAGTCTTGGATGATATGATTCATAATCCAATAGATATAATTCACCTCCATCAAATCTACTGATAAATGATTCTCTACTTCCGTCTGTCTTATTCAATGCGCTAAAGTTTATTCCACCAAATCTGTTTGATGGGCGACCTGTAGAAGTCAAATAGTTGTATTGCGTGAATACGAAGTCATTTTTACATAATAAATCTTCCCTATCAAAATATTTCATGAACACTTCTCTATCAACCTTCAACCCATTCCTTTCCAATTCAGCCAAAGTGGGATTCGTAATGGTATTCAGAAAAACAAAAGACTCATTTTTGACGAAATTTCTACACAATTCAGCCATTTGCGATAAGTCCCTGTCCAAGTAGTCAATAATCATATACAAAGGGTGTGTGCTCCAACTGAGAGGCTTTGTGTGTATGTTTAGAACGATATTTTTATTGCTGGAGTACATCATTGCGTCTAAATCTGATGACTCTGGGGAATTTAAGTATTTTTTATCCAAAATGAAGCATTTAGCCGTATTTAGGATATCAAAGTTATCGAAAAATGGGAGACATTCAGAATGAGAATGAGGCAGGACAAACGTATCTTCCGAATTTATGTTTCTAGCCAATAGTAAAACTGGACTAGTACAGAATGGATGAACGTCTGATTCAAATAATGGGAAAATTACAAAATTTTCGTCACTTAATTGATTTTTAAATATAATTGCTTCGTCAACTGATTCTATTATTGTTACCAACATTTACTCCTTTTATCATAGTATTAATATACTAAAAAAAAAGATGATAGTCAAG